CTTTTCTAATTTAAAATTCTATTTACTATATATGTACATGATAGTTTCTAAATAGTCTAAAAATATAGAAATAAACTGATTTGTAAATACTATATTCTATAAAAGAGATTTATCTATATTTGGCAACATTAATGTTACAATTCAAGTTGAATAGGGGAAAATACTTATAAATATGTGTTTTGTTGATTATGCATTTTACTAATAAATGAAGTTTATTACTAATTTATAGGCTGTTAAGAGGTTGTTTAAAGTGAATGGCTATTGCATACTTATGTATACGAGGTTATACTATCGGTAGAAGGAGTTTTTCAAGTGAAAAGTGAGGTATGTATATGGCATGGGGTGGATCTAGACGCGGTGCCGGGCGCCCACGTAATCCTATTAAACGTATTGGTAGAACCTTTCGACTCAGTGATGAAGAGTTTCTTTCGCTAAAGCCATTGATCATGGCTATTAAGGCAAATAATGATAAACGATATAGGCAACAATATAGTCGAGAAGTATAAATAATCAGGCATTGTCACAGCATATACAATTTAATACATTTTAAATCTATTTTACAATAATTCATTATTTCTAAATCTTTCAACTACAACACATCTTTACTCTCTAAACAATATGCTGTGTGCAATACAAATACTGTAGCATTAAAAAGCCAGTGAACATAGGCGTTTACTGGCTTTTTAATTTTTGGAATTGTCTAAAATTGGATAAAACTGATACGGTTGCTCAACCGTTGCTCAACCTCGATCATAGGTTAACGCCTGAAACTCATCTTGCAATAATTCATCTCGAGACGGTAATTTATTTACCGCATCTACTAACACGGTAGCATCCCTGTGTACATACACCTGGTTAGTCACGTCGGAATGTCTATGCCCCAATATTGTCTTAACCGTAGACTCCGCCACACCGATATGAATCAGTAATGTAGCACAGGTATGCCTAGCATCATGTGGCCGGTGATCATCGAATTTACGGTTCAAATACACGCTCAATGCGGGCCTTAGATTCTTAGGAATATCGCTTGGCATAAGGTATTCACCTCGCTCAAAGCTGCTTTTGCGGTACCATTCTTTTATAAAAGGCATGATACAGTCCGCTATTGGTATGATGCGGTTCTTGCCGGCTTCGGTTTTTATTCCACCAATCATATAGTGTTCCTTGATGTGAACATCTTTTAATTTGATTTTCTGAATTTCACCTGGCCGCATACCTGTATATACGCACGTTAATAATACTCGTGCATTCCGGTCTGTATCCGACAATTTCCATAGCTTATAAATTTCGGCCGGGGTAAACGGTTTATGCATATCTGATTTAGGCTTAGCAGGCAAGGTAACGAGAGAGGCATAATTCTTATCTACTATGTCGTTTTTTATCGCTACGTCAAAAGTAGATTTCAGTACGGTCTTGATTTGTGATAACGCTGTGCGGCTCATGTCACTATATCTATCAATAATATCCTGTAGGTGTGTTAATCGTATATCCTTGATAGGAACTTTCATCAAATGTTCTACTTTTGGCTTGTTGTAAACATAGCCACTTTTCTCAAGGTTAATTCCTAGTCTAGTTTTATCTTCGATCATCCATTCCCAACATTGGCCAAAGGTAGTATCCTTGACTTCATATTGCGGAGCATTAGCATCATAAGCCGATAGGGCATTATACGCTTCTTTTTGCGTTGCAAAGGTACCTATGGATTTTCGCAATGGTTTACCCTCGGAATTATATCCGAGGGTAACCACGGCTCGATATGGCTTGCGTAGAGCCTTATGTTTCATCTTATATACGGTGCCAGTGCCGTTGGCACGTTTCATGGCCATAATTTCATACCTCCTAAAATACCCCTATCTCAAGATAGGGGTATTTTTGAATTTATTCGGGCTTAACAAACATATGCTTTTTAGGATCTATAAACCAGGACGTGATTGATATTTCTCGTTGCGCCCCGGATGAATCCAATACGGTTAATATATCAGTTTTCGGGTAGTCAATACCTGATACAAAATTAAACATATTATTGACTTTATCATATTTTATTTTTTCCCCGTTTACTTTAAGTAGTATCTGGCCTACTTTTAATCCTGCAGCATCCGCAGGGCTGCCTGGAGTTACCGCAGATATTGGATATCCGCCTTTATGCTTTTTGCTATCAACATCATACCCAAATCGGTAACCACCATCAAACTCTATCTTTATATTATTTAGTGTAGCCAATTCGGATTGAGCCGTACCTACAGGACGTGATAATTGCCCGCCTGTCATAGGGTTATATGCGGTTGCCACCTCATTAAATGTTACTTGAGTAGATCCGTCGTCCTGTGGCAGGAATGTAAACGTTGCTCTATTCTCAGTAGACGCTAGCATCTGCCCGAATAACCCTACTTGATGCATCCGAGTTAATAATATCGTTAGACTGTTGTCTGATACATTCTCGACCGTAGCGTTGGTATGAGTCTTTGAAATACCCGAGATAATAAAATTCCTAACTTGAAGCGGCGTAGCATTTTTAATTAATACTGATGACATTGCAGATGCGTATATGGGTGCCCCAATAATTGATACTGCTATTAAACATTTAGTGAATCCCTTAATCATACTAACATCTCCCTTATTAATTTTTTACAAAGTCACATTGTACATAACGACCTTACCGATCAGGTATAAGTCATCTGTATTCTCGTAACTAAATATGATGTCCCGAAATGCCATATCCGAGCTATCAGGTTTAAATACAAATTCTTTATGTTGTTTGTCATTGTAGAATCTTTTAACTGTATAATCCCCTCCTTTCTTAATAACTACAATATCTCCGTCATGGATATCTGGTAGTTCTATATTTGTTAAGATGGCAATAACGGATCCATTTTGGATAACGTTATTCATGCTTTCTCCGTTGACCGTCATAAGTAATATGTTCTTATTGCCCGCATAGCGCCCCATCATGAAATCAGGGATAGATATAGTAGGCATGAAGTTAATGGCGTCTATTGTAGTTAACGTACCTGCTGATACAGATGCGGGTACGTAGTGATAGAAATTCGTGTTCACTGTTAAAGCTTCTTCAGCATCTAAATTGTCCTTTAGCAAGTCCATGATACTGACATGTAGTATATCTGCTAGTTCGTATAATTTACCTACAGGCGGCTCGGCCATACCTGTTTCCCATTTTTGTATAGTTGTAAAGGATTTATATCCTAGCTTTTTTGCTATATCTTCTTGTGATAGATCACGAAGTCGTCTAAATCGTCTAATATTATCTGAAAGTCTCATCTCTTCCTCCTTAATCTCTCCCCAAACTATAGTTAAATTATAGTATATATTTGACTTAAATTCAAATAGATTTAATATTTTTTTGTAAAAACTTGAAAAAAATTCAAATTAACGCTTGACCTTGAATTTAATTCATGTTAAGATGATGTCACAAAAGGAGGTGATATTAATGCCCGAGAAATTTTATTTAGCTGAATTAAGGGCAAGAAAGGGTCTTACACAAGCCCAAGTAGCCGCGGATTTAGGCGTATCTTTACCGACCTATGGTGCGTGGGAAAAGGATATCTCCAACGTGGCTATAAGTAAAGTTGTAGCAGTGGCTGCATACTTTGGGTGTACCGTAGACCAAATTTTTTTGACCAGGGACTTGAATTAAAATCAAGTGAAGGAGGGGCAGTGCACATGATTAGAAAAGTGATTTCGGTCGCTCAAATGTCGACCGTGCTCGGTGTTAGCCTAACGGCTATCCGAGAGGGCATCGCAAGAGACCGATTTCCGTTCGCGTATGCCTGGCAGTCGCCAGGTAAGAAATCCCGTAGCTTTGTCATCGATAAAGAGGGATTTAGGACGTTCCTTGTCCATTCGCTTGGATGGGATGCGAAAGTAGTTGATGCGGAGTTTAAATCCGCAGGAATTCATTAGGAGGGATACGTTATGAACTGGAGTAATACATCTTACCGTTACACAATATCTGTAATTAAAGGAATCATAGGTGGATTCCAGCATAGCCTCGACAGAAAATGTAATACAAAACGATGGGCGCTGATGGAGCTTGAAGAGTTGGGCACCTCAAATTGGGGATTTTCTAACTTAAAAACGCGATTAATTGACAACGCCATCCAAAAAGCCATTAGATACGTTAAAGTACCGACATGTCAAATTGTCAGGTATCGACTGTGTATCATTCTGGATTTAGGCACGATCCTGGGTATTTTAAAGGTTTAAAGGAGATGTAAATCATGACATGGATTGATGCAGGAATGCATTTAAGTTTAGCTGCAGCAGCAGTAGCCTCTATTTTATCAATGATGATGTTATAAAGGAGAACAATTTATGGGCTATATGTTATTGGGGGCGTTCCTCGTTGCAGGCTCTATGGGGGCTTTGGAAGTAGACCAAATCGGTTGGGAACAATTTATATTGCAATCGTTAATCGGATTCGTTATATCCCTATACGGCTTTTATAAAGATAAAGCCGAAATGGATGCAGAGGAGGAGAAAAATGTCACGTACATCCGGAGAGTAAGAACTCACGGCGATTATTGTAAGAACCCGTATTACAACTAAAGGAGTTATGAAATGACAAATCATTGTGTCAGTAGACAAAAAGTAAGGGACTTCGTATCTCGTGTCAGTTGTGACAAAACCGATGCAATTGAAAATGAGTACGAAGCTCTATTAGCTAAAGAAATTAAATCGCTAGATGCTTTTAAGCGTTTAGAAGAAGCTCTATCCGAAGCACGGAAAGCAGCTATGGAAATTAGGCAAGCGGGATTTGGCAATAGCGTTTTGGCTAGTATTCCGACTTCGGATTTTTTAATCGATCGCATGATTAGTCAAGGGTTGATGTTCTATCATAATCCGACAAGATCCTGGGTGGCTATTTGTAAACTCTTAAAGCCGTTCGTGGAACGACTAACCGAAGTACGCAACGCCGAACAAAATGCCTACAGAATTATTGATGAAGCTCAAACCGGACGTGCTGCTGCAGATGCGTTAAAAGAAGCAGGCCTAGATTATTACACATGGGAAGCTAGAAAGCCTGAGAGGGTGCTTGATTTAAGCGCTTTGAAAGGTGGTGATTAAATTGCGAGACTGTAACAAATGCCCAAAGAAAGATTATTGCATTCCTGATGAATGCGAGGATTTGGGCACACAATCGGGGGGTTCCGATGAATAATTTTGACAAAAAAAATGCCCCAACGCACGGCAATGCGAAAGGGCACATAGAAAAATATCCAACTAAAGTATATCACATAGTCAAACAGGAAGGAAACAGAACAATGTTAGAGTTAAAAATCACAGTAGAAACAGCTAAGGATTTAAATCAAGAAATCAAGGATCTATATAAAGCTATTGTAGGTTCTTCTATAGATAAAGCCGATGCTATCGACCAAGCTAAGGAAGAAATTAAGGCTAAAAAAGCAAAAACTACTAAAGTAGAAACCCCTGCTAAACAGGAGCCGGTGAAAGATGAACCTGTTAAGGAAGAAAAGCAATCCGTTCCGAGCCTTGAAGAAACGCGCGAGGCCGTAAAAGATGTGATGGCCAAAGCTGCGGACAAGACGCAAGCTAAAACAGAGTTCAAGGCGTTCCTAGATAGCATCGGGGCTGAAAAGGTAACATCCGCGACCGATGAACAGCGCGTTCAAATCATGGAATGGGTGGCTAGTCGTGGCTAAGAAGCACGCCTTGCTCGGCGCCTCAAGTAGTGCCAGGTGGCTCGTATGTACTCCTTCAGCAAGGCTAGAAGCGATGTTCCCAGATGAACAATCGCCCTATGCTACAGAAGGTACTATAGCCCACGACCTGGCAGAATCAATCCTGCGACATAAGCTCGAAGGTAAAAAACTTCCTAAGCATGATCACTCCGCTGAAATGGTAGAAGCGGTTAACCGCTATGTAGACATCTGCGAAGAAAAGGTGAACGAGGCCCGTGCTCGTTCATCTGATGCGGAAGCCATGATTGAAGCACGGCTAGACTTTTCTAGATGGGTACCAGAGGGATTTGGTACTGGCGATATGGTTATCGTAGCTGACGGCATCCTGGAAGTAATCGACTTGAAGTACGGTAAAGGTGTTCCTGTTAGCGCCGTTGAAAACACACAAATGAGGCTTTACGCATTAGGCGCTTACGACGTGAACGAGTTCTTGTACGACATTAAAACGGTTCGCATGACGATCGTTCAGCCGAGACTTGATAGTGTATCTACTGACGAAATGTCTGTAGAAGACCTGCTTAGTTGGGGCGAGGAAATCAAACCGATCGCACAGCGTGCCTGGGATGGGCTCGGCGAATGTACACCGTGCGATTATTGTAACTTCTGTAAAGCTCGACATACTTGTAGGGCCTTAGCAGATACTTGTCTTGCCGCTTTCTATAAAGACGGCGGTAAGCTCAATCAGTTACTTACGGACCGTGAAGTATCCGACATCCTGGGGATGAAGGACTTAATCACGAAATGGATTAAAGGTGTTTACGATTTTGCTTACGAAAAAGCCTTATCAGGTGAAAAGCAATGGCCTGGATATAAATTAGTCGAGGGTACATCAAGACGTACCATAACGGATCCAGAAGCAGCGGCTCGGACTTTGCTTGATAATGGCTATAAGGAAGAGGACATCTACAAGCCCCGTGAACTCGAAGGTATCACGAATCTACAAAAGGTTCTCGGTAAAAAGGGCGTTGCTGAATACTTAGAAGCGTACATCGACAAACCGGAAGGCAAGCCTACACTGGTACCGGAAAGTGATAAACGCCCTGCGGTTAATACCGCAGAAACAATGGCAAATGAATTTGATGACGAGGTGTAACATGCGCGTCGTAACAGTAAAAGCAATTGCTAAAGAGCTCCACGAACGAGGGCATTACCTCGACGAGCTCTACCAAATCACTATTGCCTATGCTACTAGCTTGCACACGCGCTACTGCGCAGTAGAAGCTAAATGCGATGCAATAGAAGACTACTATAAAACTGAATTAGACCTTTCGAAATATTCTTGGGAAGAGGACGATGAGTGGATTCTACTAGACAACGAAAGGTCTGATATCGAAGAGGAATTAGATAATTTATTTAACACAGTAATAGGGTTCGAACATAATTGTAACCCATTTAAGAATTAAGGAGACAGTAACATGGCTAAATTGACAACTGGTGTAGTAAGACTTTCTTATGCTAATATCGCTCAACCGCGTAAAAACGATGACGGTAAAGCGAAATATAGCTCTCAAATTATTATTGATAAAACAGATAAAAAGACTATCAAAGCTTTCGAACGTGCGATTGAAGAACTAAAAGCAGATCCAAAAGCACTAGCTAAGGTAGAAGGTAAAGCAGCTTACCTAAAATTGAACTTACGCGATGGTGATACAGATGAAGCAGTAGCCGACCAACCGGAAGTATACGCCGACAAATTCTTCATCAACGCTAACAGTGATAAACAACCTATCGTATTTAATCGTGACAAAATCAAGATGGATGATTTCGATATTGAAGAAGAAATCTATTCTGGTGTATACGCGCAGGTCGCACTTTCTGTATTTGCTTATAATTTCAATGGTAAAAAAGGTGTCGGTTTTGGCCTAAACGGTATCCGTAAAGTCAAAGATGGTGAACGTCTTGGCGGTGTACATGTATCCGCTGACGACTTTGGCGATGATTTAGGCGACCTAGACGACGATGACGATTTAATCTAAGGAGGCAATTATGGAGCTCAGTATTGATGTGGAAACGTACAGCGACTGTCCGATTAAATTCGGAGCACAGAGATACGTTGATGATGAGACATTTGAAATACTGCTCTTTGCCTAC